CCTTCGGCAATCTCACCATCACTATCGGTAGGTAGTGGTAATGATGTTTGTGTCGTGGTAAGAAGTGGTGCTGTGGGTACTGGTATCTTCTCTGGTAGTTTTGGTACTCATGTTAGAGATATGAACTGTGAACGCTTAAAATTGTCAAGAGGATTAGCACAGCTTGGATTGAAGGTATCGGCAACTGCGGTACTTTGTCAAGACATTCGTGTCTTTAGGGCAATGCTTGCCGCAGGCAGTCCATGTCCGATAGACGGTTTGGTCGGTAAGGAAGCCAAAGCTAAATACATAGAACTAGGTATTATCAATGACAAAAATCATATTATGGTCAGTCCTAATGTTGTTCATGGTGGTATTAACAAGCCACGCAGAAACGACTACGGACAACCTACTGAGTAACGACAGCTTTACTACTGATACTTCTGACTGGGAGTTGTCTGATAATAATCAAAACAAAGTCAAGCGTGATCCAAACACTTATTCTGATTCTGCATCTAAAAGTGTAAGGTTTAGATATCAAGGTGGTTATATTAGTCAAGATGTAGATATATCAAATGTTCCAGGCAATCACATCGTCAAACAAATACACATGAACTTTCAAAGTATTGGTTGTGGTAACACAGGCAATCAATGGTGTACTGCTGGTGCTGATGATACAGTAACCAACACCGTGACTTTAACCTCAACCGATACCGCAGAAGTTATTAGTAATACAACTGCTGTACCTTATGAAGATGGATGGAGTAATTATTCTTTTACAGAAGAAGTTACAGGTGATTTTAATACTGATAATTTAAGCGTTAATCTTAATGTCGCAGGGGATGATACAGGCAACAGTAGTAACTGGTACGGTCCTATTATAGATAACATTAGTCTTACCTTTACTATTGAGGAATACATTGCACCTGTTGTGGTAGAGCCTATTGTGGTACAACCTATCGTAGAAACTGTTGTAGAACCTATTATAGAAACCACTGTAATTGAAGGGTTAGATTTAGACACTGAAATTGTAACCGATGTAATAATTGATGCACCTATACAAATAGATGTGACAAATGTACAACTACCTGATTTGCCACCTGTTGAAATTGAGATGCCTACAACGATTGATATGCCACAAGAGATTGAAGTAGTAGAAGAAATACAAGAAATTAATGTTGAACCTATAGAAGATTTGGTTGAGGAAGTGGTTGAGCAACCTGAAGAATTAAAAGAAAACAGTATGGAAGAAGATCTAGCGGAAGCTAAGGAGGAAGTAAATGATATTGAAGAAAAAGAAACTGATGGCAAAGAGGAAGAAAACAGCGACACCGAAGAAACCACCACAGAAAAGGATCAAGAAAAACCAAAACCCAAAGCCGTTGCCAAAGTCAACAAGCCTGTGGTCAAAGCTAACAAACCTAGTGATAATGCTGATACCTTGGGGGAAGTAATCCTACCTTTAACCTATTTGCAAGTCATGCAGGATACGATTAAAATAACGGAAACAGTGTCACTGACACAGGAGATGATATATGAGCAAGACATTAGTGCTTTCACCAGCAGTGCTACTTACGATAGTCTTAAGCGTAGTTCCAGGAGCCGCTTCAATGGTATGGTGGATGTCAGACCTAAGCACTCGTTTAGTGGCTATGGAAGGTAGTCTAGCCAGTAGTGACACAGGTACATTAAATGACAGACTAACTACAGTAGAAGAAAGAGTGCAGTTTAACAACGATTCTATTAGAGAAAGCATGGAGTATGCTAATAAAATTGATGTTGAAATGGGAGATATGGAAGATAAACTCTCTGCTTGGATGGAAAGAGAATTATCTAAAGTATACGATATTATTAACGACAACCCATTAGGAAACTAATATGGCTTCTAAAACAGAGCAATGCTTGGCAAGGTTGGAGGAAAAGCTAGACCATGTTCATAAAGATGTTGAACAAAACAGTAAAGATATTAAGGAACTACAAGAAAATATATCTATGGGTAAAGGAGCAGTAAAAACTTTAGTTTGGATCGGTAGTATTGCTGGAGTAATTTTAGGACTACTCAAGTATGGAGGAAACACATGATTGGTATGATTGTTAGTGCTGCAACTAAAGCAGTTGGTGGTTACTTTGAAAATAAAAGTAAAGAATCACAAGCTAAATCAAATCTTAAAAAAGCTGAAATTGAAGCCAAGACTTCTGTTGCCAAAGCTGTTGCAGAAGGCAAAATGGAAGCAGATAAGCTCAACAGTCAATGGGAAAACAAAGCTGTTGAATCATTAGCTGGAAGTTGGAAAGATGAATTTATTACTATAGTAGTGTTGACACCATGTATATTAATATTTTTTCCAAGTCTGCAACCATTTGTCAGATTAGGATTTGATATCTTAGGCACACTTCCAGATTGGTACATTAATTTAATTTATATCACAGTATGTGCTGGATTAGGATTAAAGGGTGTTGGTGGTATTTCTAAATTTATGAAGAAAAAATAATGTACAAACTATCTAAAAAATCATTGAAGAAACTTGAAGGGGTGCATCCACACATGCAAGAGTTGGTAAAAGCTGCGATTGGTTTATCTACCGTAGACTTTGGTATCAGTGAAGGTATACGAACCAAAGAAAGACAGCAGTTGTTGTTTGATGAAGGCAAGTCATTAACACTGAACTCAAAACATCTTAAAGGATTAGCCGTAGATGTGTACGCTTGGGTAGATGGTGGTGTCAGTTGGGATTTCAAACATTATGAAGAAATCAATCTTGAGTTTGCAAGAGCAGCTACCTTAACTAACATATGTTATGTATGGGGTGGTACTTGGACCAAACTCAAAGATGGTCCGCATTTTGAACTAACGGAGGGTTAGCATGTTATATCAAATAATTAGAGAAAAAGTTAAATGGGCAATGAAGAAACACAATCAACATTGCCGTGTTATTAACCTTGTATTATTAGGATTAATAATTATCATATTACTATGAGAGATTACAAAAGAGAGTATGCTTTATATCACAGCAAACCTAAACAGGTTAAAAGGCGTACTGCTCGTAACAAAGCTAACCGTATGATGGGCAGTGTTCCAGGCAAAGATGTGGCTCACAAAGATAACAATCCAATGAACAACAGTCCTAGTAACTTAACGCACCAGAGTAAAGCTAAGAACCGTGCTGAACCTCGTAAGCGTAAAGGTGATCCAAGCAAACGAGCTTACGCTAGAATGATGGCAAGGAAAATGAAATGAGAAAAGAGCATAAGAATCCAAAGGGTGGTTTGACAGCAGCAGGTCGTAGACATTTTAAACGAACTGAAGGTGCAAACTTGAAAGCTCCAGTTAAGAAAGGTACAAATCCAAGACGAGTATCTTTTGCAGCAAGGTTTGCTGGAATGAAAGGTCCAATGAAAAAGCCTGATGGTTCACCTACACGCAAAGCTCTGGCACTCAAAGCGTGGGGATTTGGATCAGTGGAAGCAGCACGCAATTTTGCTAACCGAAACAAGAAAAGTTAGTGTCTAACAGGCTCATATAGAGCTGTTTAGGTGGGTGGGAATGGTATGACAAGGGAAAAGTTATAAATGTCCAGCAAAGCTAAACAAGATCGCTTAGTAACGATTACCAATGATTTCCTACAGAATTGGAACCCAGATACCCTAGGTAAGAAATCTATCTACATTCGTGATACTAAAGTTAATTGTTTGCTCTGCTGTTTCTCCAAAAAAGGCACACATTCTTGGGCATATGACTACGCAAAAGAAAGAGTACATAAATCAAAAGTGTTTGGGTACTACCCAGCAATGTCAATCAAGCAGGCAAGGAAGAAAGCATTGGAAATACAAGTAGAAGTGGTAGAAAAAAACAGAGAATATGATGATGTCTTTGAGATACATCGTCATCCATCGTATGTATATTTTTTAGAAAACAAATCAGGACATATTAAGATTGGTAGATCTACCGATTGGATGGCACGCATCAAAGAACTTACCGTGTCAACCCAAGGCGTGAGGTTGGTTGGTATCAGATTAGAATCTAATGTGTTCAATGAAAATGCGTGTCACCAACTGTATCGTAAATATAGACAACAATCCAATGAGTGGTTTATAGATAAAGATAATAGAATAAAAAAACTCATCACTGCTGCCATCGTCTACAATAAAAGCGAAAAGATGTTAGCACAAATCATGAAAGAACAACACAAATTTATTTATTCATTTAATACTCCAAAAGATTTTTAATCGTAACCGTCTTAGCTCGTATGGTTCTAGCTTCTTTTGCTGGTACAAACTTCTCAGGTTGTGCTTTGTAGTTACGCACCTTGCGTTCTAACTGAAGCAAACCTTGCTTGGTGTTGACTTGTCCAATTTCATTTTCAGCTAATGCTTCAATCAGTTTCATTTGTATTCTATCTATTTCTTCCTCAGTAGTTTTAACCTGTTCTTTTAATCTGTTTAAATTATCTATATCACCAACTAATTCACCATCTAACTGTACAGGCTCACTGTAATTCACA